GATTGTAAATATTACCCTATACTAGCGCATAAACTTCTTTTACGCCGTCAACTTTATTTGCTATTGTAGTAAGGTCAATCTAATCCAATTTCGCCTTATCAGTAGAACTCATTAGGCCATCTGCGGAAGCAGTAGCTGGCCCCAAGCTACCTACGGTTTTCGCGCCATTAGCTGTGTATAATGTTTTGCCCGCAACTACATCCTGCGCGGTTGCAGTTGTATCTGTTATATCCATTAAGGTTTCGTTTCCATATATAACTTTATTTATTGCCATGTACAATCACTCCTTAGGCTGGAGCAACTGTACCAATAGTAACTGTTACACCGCCCGCAGCGTTATCTGTCTAAGTATATGCAATTGCCGCAACTTCTATCTCAGAGATAGCATTGTATCCTGATGGTGGAAGAATAGTTTGCGCGGTAGTGTATGGAGTAACATTTACTTGAGTTGCATTCATGTTTTCACTACCACTCATAGTACCAGTTACGCCTAAAATTGTAACTCCTTCACGAATATTAGTAGCAATTAATTTTGCTTGCTCTGTTGTAGCTATATTAATACTGCCGCTGCCATCATGATAACCTTGCTAAATAGTAACATTACCAGTTACAGTAGAAATACTGCCTGTTTGCGCGCCACGATTTGGCATAGTACCTGTTAGTTTTGTGCCATTCTTATATGCGGTCTTACCTGTTAAAATTTCTGCGGCAACAGCAGTTGCATCTGATGTATCTGCGTCATATGTGCAAGTACCAGTAGTAGATTCGCCCGTAGGTAAATGAAACTTTTTGCCGCTTAGCACGTCTGCGCGAGTAACATCATCTTGTGTTAAATCAATTAAAGTTTCGCCGCCATATATAACTTTATTTATATATTGATTAGCCATTATATTCCCTCCTTTTAGCCAATAAAGACGGTATAACCGCCTACATTATTAGTAGTTTTATAAAATGGAATTTTTTTAATAACAATATTATCTTCCAAAAGTAAATCCTTTGTTCTCAAAATCTATTCCATTTCGGGAAGTGGAGTTACACTATACTAACCAGTATATATATCTATTTTTGAAATTAAATTGAAAAATTGTCCTAAACTTTTTTTAAACTCTTCAATTGTTCCAATAAAGCCAGTATCAATTGCGCGATTATATAGTACAACAATTTCATTATCATCCCATGGATATATACTTTTAACATCAGACTATATTGGCGCGACTGGTATCATATAACGATTCATTTTCCACCTCCATTTTATATCTCTAATAAAAGTAATAAAAGGAAACATTGTCTATATTAATTTTTACTGGCGCTTAAATTGTTTTCAAAATGAAATTCCATTTCATTTTTATTTTCATTTTCAAGTATCTCTAACAAAACAGATTCATAATTGCTAAAGGTATAGCCGCAAAAGGCACACCGGTAGGATTTCGGGATCCATTTCATCATACAATTTCCACAAAAATAATTTCCGGATTTAAAATGTAATTGCGTTATCATACATAATTGCCTCCATTTTAAAATGAAATTGCAAAATAAAATGGGACTGAGGCCCTCCTCAATCCCATAACACATAATAATATTCACCAATCTGATCGAATCCAAGCTCTATTAGGCGCGATTGTTTCATTCTTACATCCAACTCATCATCTTCAATAATTGCCTTTATATCATCAAACAAACAATCAGCTGCGCCATACTTGCATACATCACTACTCTTAATTTTCTCAAACTCTTGAAGCAGCTCCCTATCTGTTTCGGCCAAGTTAAGGACAAAAACTTTACTTAGCAATCTCAGCCAGCACTGATAATCGGCCATGCTATCAAAAACCATATCATTATACCCATCGCAATTGGCCGCAAGTGCAATGCACATCTTACTAATAAGTTCGCATAGATACCAATCCATATTCCACATATCAATTGGCGCGAATCCATACTTTGCACGCATTACTTTATCCGCGACATTTTTAATTGCATCCTTCCACAATATGAGCGGATGCCGCAAGTAATAGCGCCATGTCAACATATACCTTTGCTTCCCAATTGGCCTAATCAATCCTTTGAATTTACAATAAGCCATATTTCCTACCCCAGCTCCTTTAAACCTTTCTCAATTTTTTTCTACGTCTCGTCCGTCAATTCTTTCTTGCCCTACATAAACTTACAAAGCGCAGGCTAATACATTCCAGTATATGCGGCCAAAGTGCGCTATGGAATATTGGGGCCATCATTGGCATTTAATTCGTTTAATTTTTCTCTTAATGTCATAGTATCACCCCGATGTCTTGCGTGTAAGTTTGCCGCACAAAGCTTTTCCCATATTAAACGCATCCTATACTGAAAAAATAAGATAAGTAAAATAAGTTTAAGTATTTTTGGGAGTAATGGGAGAGGAATGGTCTAGTTTCTGATGGGGTATTAGGGAATTGAAAATGGATTTGTAGGGATTTTATGGGTGTGCCAAAATTTCAACCATTGTCAAGTGTTTTGTCGAGAGCGAAATAACCTCTCCCATTACTCTTGAACATATTATAGCATAAAATTTAAAAAAAGTCAAATATTTGATTTATTTATTTTTTATTTATTTTTTAATTTTTTATTAAGTTTTTATTTAAGTTTTTAATAAAGTTTTTAATTAAGTTTATAATTATAAGAACGCGCCGCGCAAGCGCGGACGCGTATAAAAAAAGTCGACTACGTGCTCGCTACGCTCGCACTACGTTGACTTTTTTTATAATATATAGGCAAATTTTTAATATATATAAAAAAAGTTGTACTTTTTTTTACTACCTATATAGGGGGGAGGGGGGTAGTAAAAAAATGTACAACTTTTTGTCTAATAAAAATTTTAATTTTAGTAAATTACAGTACAGTTTAATGGTACAGAAAATGACAATTTAAATGAAGAAAAAAGTACTTGACAAGTTGTTAAAATTCTGCTATAATTAAACTGAGGTGAAGTGGATGACAGTAACAGATTTAGCTATATAGAAAAAGTTACTCTTTCGCCGCGGCATGTATAATATAATTGATTGCGGCACAAGGACAGGCAAAACGTATTGGGCTGTCAATAACCTATAGGAATTTACGCGCGATGGCCAGCTTAATAGAGTTCTTTATTTAGTAGATACCAATGCACTTAAAGATTAGATTCTTCTAGAGTATGCAGAGACATGCGCGGATGCGGATATCTTTTGGGAAAGTCCCGGCTCATGGGGAGAGTGTATTAATAAAATAGGAGTTATGTGTTATTAGTCTTTAGGAATGCGTAGTATTAAAAATAATTTAGAATTCCTAAATAACATAGATGTGATATGTTGGGATGAATGCGATTCTATATTTGACTTTGCAACTTCAGCTTTTGCAAAAGCACGTAAAACAGATTTTGCGCGCGAAGACAGCACCAATTCTGAGATACTCGCTATAATATAGAAATACTCTAGTAAAAAAGAGTATATGCCTTTGATTATGTTGGGTGCGTGGGAACGTATTATAAATGAAGGACGCATATTATGTATCGGGCTCTCAGCTTCTCCAGAGCGCGCGAATGCTTTCTATACTTCTTTGGTAAGCGCGAGCAATAAAGGTAAATTAGAAGCGGGCTATAAAATTGCAGCTGATATATACTTTACAAATGTACTAGAGCATGTGCGTGAATTACTGCCGGAACCGGGCCATGGATTCTGGTGCTATTCTCCATTCATTGAACCCAATCAAGGTATAGTTGCAGCTGCGCGCGAGCGTGGCTTCAACGCAATAGAAATTCACTCTCCTAATAATACAGATAAACCAATGAACTAGGAGTAGATGCGCGTTTATAATACTATTACTACTACAGGAATGGTACCATAGGAATATAACTTTGTTGTAGTAAACAAAGCGCTGGCTCGTGGAATTAATATTGTTGATAAGCGATTCGATAATGTTATTATTGACAGTTATGATGCAGCTGATAGAATACAAGCAGCTCGCTAGACCTTTGAATACTAGCGGCATTTAAAAACCTGGTGCTCAGCTATTCCTGACGAATACTTAAATCGCTGGCTTACTGTAGATGAATGTCGAGAACTTGCGGAAGAAATGGGCGTTCCAAATCTAGATAAAGATGGCAAGAATACTTCAAAAATTATGAGTTGGAATGCTTTGAAGGAATGTCTTCCAGCTGTCGGATATGAAGTGTAGTCTAAGCGTGGAACTATAAATAAGAAACGTATGCAGCTTTACCAAATTACTGGTGAATGGCACGACGCAGAAATCAAAGATAATAATTTTTTGGAGCTTGTCGCGGCCAAATTATAAACGCTGGGAGTCACTTGACTTCCAGCTTAATTTATGTTATTAAATATTTATATTTATATTTCCCCTTTTATTATACCATAAATTCCAGCTTATTGCAAATATTTTTATATGAAAACTCGACGGGAGCGTTTTAATTCTGAGAGGCACTGACGGAAGTTCAGCTTTTTCCAGCTTCTTTTATTCCCGATATAATCAGGAATAACACACGGTCCCGCAATAGGATTTTCCGTCATTGCCCAGCTTATAGGGGCATGGTAGGTATGTCCATCCCAGCTTCCAGCTTAAATCCAGCTTTTTTGCCAAGTACTTGACACGCGGCATATTGTGAGATAAAGCGTTGGTAGCTTGTCAAGTATTTGACACGACGCAAATCCGAACATAATGTTACGAAAGTGTTAAATAGTTCGGATGCACCCGAATATTATATTTGTCAAGTGGAAAATTTAGGTGTTTAACACCTAATATATCATTTGACTTTTAAAATAAATCTGCTATAATAATACCTGTAAAGAGGAAGGAAACCTCCCAAACCGAAAGGAGAAATGAAATGTTTAAGAAGACGAGGAATTGGATTAACGACATTATGGATGCCCACGAAGGTATTGTTGCCGCTCTGATGATTATCGGTTTGATCGTGCTGGTTTATGGGCTGGTGTTTGGATGTTATTGTTTTACCGGTTGGATTCTGATGCTGATTTATAATCTGCTTCGTCCAACCTTCAATCTGCCCGAATTGTCCTATTGGGTTTTCGTTGGCGCCGCCTTTGTGATTGGTCTGTTTAAGCCGTCCGTAAGTGTAAAAAATAAAGGGGAGTAATCCCCTTTATTTTTTTTATGTTTCTTTAGGTGTTTAACACCTAAAATATTTTCAAAAAAAAAGTAAGGCTTTCGCCTTACTTGGTAGTGAAACTATACGATTCTTTTCTAATATACTTCTTAATATAATCTCCTTTATAAATTTCCTTCCCGTCAATCTTAATGCTGAAAGGATGGTTTACAAGCCGGGGAAGAATTTTATTTACTTTATACTCTACCGCATAATCTGCACCATATTTGCTAACGCACTGCCACAGAATCCACGCTTCAATCTGAGAATCAAACAGCCCCATATGTTCTTCGATAAACTCGGCATTATTTGTCAGGAACTGATACACAACTTCGGCGCTTCCCTTGTAATTTCCAGTTTCCGTAAACCGTTCATTATCTTCGCAGAACTTTTTATATTCAGGGAGCTTTGTGATAAACTCGCTTGCATATCCCCAAATGTCATAGACATTGACGGTTTCAAGAGGGTTAATGCACTTGAACCAGTCGCAGTTAAAAGCAATCACTTTATCGTCAAAATCGGAATTGTAGGCGTACACTTCGGTGATTCCGTACTTTTTAATATCCCGTTTCAGCTCTCCCATCACATAGCCCCATTTGTCCATCTTGGCATCATGCTTTCGCATCATCTGAACGTACTTGGTGCGCTTGTCCTTGTAATAAGCGGATTCAAACAGGGGAAGATTGTGCCAAACCTGTTCAATAACATTGGATTTGAAATCAATCAGCTTTCCGGTTTCCTTCTCCATGACAATCCATGAACAATCGTAGCAGAAGGGTTTGTCGATAGAAGTCGTTTCGGTATCCAGTACAATCACATTCGCCATATTTTAGCCTTTCTGGTTTTTTGTTGTTTTCCTTCAACTTTCAAAAGTATTATACCATAATAATAAGAAAAATCAAGAGGAGAAATTAGGTGTTTAACACCTAAATAATAAAAGGAAAAGAAAGGGCGATTACTCGCCCTTTCCAAACAGTACATCGGCAATTTCACATGCTTCTTCAAACGAGCACCCGGAATCTTCCATAAAGTGAACAACAAATTCACCCTTGGGAGTTACGGCATACTGGGGTGCGCTATCGTCCTCGTCCTCATCGTCATCATCGAAGTCGAGATCATCAAGGTCAAAATCTTCGTCATCGTCCTCGTCCTCGGGTTCACCGTCAATGACGACATGGATATCAAGAGCGGTAAAGGCGGCTTCGACAACAGCGGCATACTCTTCCATGACACCGCTTTCTGCCAGTTCATCCACATTCCAACCGCATCCGATAGCAACATTCTTCATAGCGTCAACCAGTTTCAGTCCTTCTTCATAGGTCAGATTCAGAGTAGTTTTCATAGCGTTAATTTCCTTTCCGGTTTTTTAGCGTTGTCCTTCGCTTTATTTTCTCTGTTCCCTTGGAACAATTGTATTATATCACATTACAGAGAAAATGCAATAGGAGCATTTAGGTGTTAAACACCTAAGTAAGAAAAAAAGGAAGTTAGCTTGCGCTAACTTCCCATTCCCATTCCCATGGCATCAAGAGATGAATGGAGAAAGGCCGTTGATAATCAATTTTCCCAAACAAATTTAAAATGCGTTCAGAGATAAAGACTGACCACGGGATATGACTGATATACTTTTCACCATTGTCATTAACTTCGACAAGGGCTTCCCGATACATTTTCAATTTACTCATTTTCCTTATCCTCCTTTTCCTTCTCCCGACGTTCTTTATCCTTCTTCGCTTTTTCGGTGTGAGTCTTGGCTTTCTCTGCCTTGTCTGCCTGTTTAGTATTATAGGCATCAATTTCTGCCTGCATAAGTTCTTCGGCAGTCATATCCTCCCGCTCTTCGGCAACGATGGCACCGATGCGGATATAGCGTTCAACGCCATTCAGATCGGTCATCAGAATACCAAACTGGCGGTCATTCACCTTGTCGAAGCGGATTACCTTTTCGGCAATAGCATCGGCGTCAATGTCCTTGAAGTATTCGGGGAAAGCAAACTGAAATACGGCAAGACGAAGAGCGGAATCAACCACGTTCTTAGAAATTTTAGGCATTTCATAATCCTTTCTGGTTTGGGTTGTTTTCCTTCAACTTTCAAGTATATTATAACAGAAATTTGAAAAGAGTCAATAACTGTCTTTAGGTGTTTAACACCTAAAATGAATTATGGGAAAAAATGGGGATCACTCCCCATTCATATGGTACCCATCATGGAAAAGGATATTAACAATTGCAAGAGCCTCATCATAGTCTACACCATTATTGAGAAGGCCCAAAAAGAACTCGCCCTTGGGAGTCAGAGTATAATACTTTTCTTCTTCTTCATCTTCATCTTCATCTTCATCTTCATCGAGAGATTCAAACTCAGACCGCTGAACTGCTTCAAAGACATCCTTCAGAGTCTGCTCCAAATCTTCAAACGTATAGCAGTTGGGAACGTCAACAGATACATCGACAGCAACGGGCGTGATTGCGACTTCTTCTTCACGAGAATCCTTTACTTCCTGCCACTTGAAAGCAACATCCTCGGCAACCTTATACTCATTGAACACGCCAACAATAGTGTCGCTCGCCTTGTCAGTAACCACATACACGATCTGATTCTTCATATCAATTCCCTTTCCGGTTTTAAGGAGTGACCTTCTCACTTTAGTTGGTTTCCCTTGGAACAATGCTATTATAACATATTATAGGAGAAAATCAAGAGTAATGTTTAGGTGTTAAACACCTAAGTAGTAATGGGAAGATCACTCCTGGGGAGTGATCTTGATGTTTTTCAATTCTTTTAGTCCCTTGTTTGCTTCGGCGAGCGCTTTCTTTTCGGCACGTTTTTCTTCTGCCTTTTTAATTTCCGCTTGCTTCTTTGCTTCTCTTGCGGTTTTCTTTGCGAGTTTATCTTCGCAATCCAAACGGTAATCTTCGGCGGCGGCATATCCGTCATAGGGGTCATAGCCATTACCATTCCGAGTGCCACGAGGAATTGAAACTTTAATCAAAGCCCAAGTTTCATTTCCTTCAGAATCAAGACAGGGAACGGTGATTTCACTTGCGCTTACGGGAAGCGCATCAGTATCATACTTTTCGGTAACCATAGCAGTAATGTCAGCAAGAAACTTGTTTCTGATTTCGGTTTCCAAACTTGCTTTGCTCATGTTCTACCTCTTTCCGGTTTTTGGGAGTTTTCCTTCTCCTGATTTCATATAAAGTATATCATAAATTTAAAATAAAGTCAAGAAAAAATTTTTTTTGAATTTTAGGTGTTTAACACCTAATTGTATTAGAAAGAAAAGACCGCCCGTAGGCGGTCGGAATATTAGGCATCACGCTTCAGAGTGTAAGTGGTGGACTTCTTCGAGGTATCCTTCTCGACCTCATCCGCCCAGTAATGGGTCAGACCGTAAACGATCTTGCCCTTGGCGATACCAGTTTCATCCGCCAGTTCCTGAGCGGTCACGGGAGCGGTAGCGGACTCGAGAACTTCCATGATCTGGTCATGAATCTCGGCATACAGGTTGCGATTAGACTCGGCCTTAGCCTTATTCTTCTCCAGTTCGGTCGCCATTTCATCACGGATTTCAAACAGGTCGGTCACGTTGTTGTCATTGATGTAGGCAACCAGGGTTTCCATAGAGGACTTCTTCATAACAATAATACCTTTCTGGTTTTTTAAGAGTTTTCCTTCTCTTTATCTTTCGTAGTTATTATATCACGGTTTTGGGAGTTTGTCAAGAGTTTTTTGAAACTTTTTTGTTCCGAGGTTACGGATGTTTGCAATCCACATTTTCCTGCATTTTCCCATTTGGCGCCTTCGGGAAGTGCATTTCCTTCTGTTGGGACTCTCACCTTGTCCCTCGGAACAATTATAGTATATCATAATTTTAGGAAAATGCAAGAGTTTGCTTTAGGTGTTTAACACCTAAAGAGTTTGAAATAAAAAAATAAGGGGCAAGCCCCTTATCCGAAAGCGATGGTCAAAGTCTGAATGATATGCTTTACAAGTTCATCAGTATAATCTTGAGTGACCACAACTTTTGCGGAAGTAAATGCTTTACGCATATACCGTTTATTATCTTCATCGGTGATTAGTGTCAATTGCTTTCTATCGAATGTATGGAATCGTGCATTTCTTTCTGCATCGGTCATACCATAACTATCGCTCAGAGCATCACCATCGAAGAGTACAATCGTATAATTGCAAGTGTTCGGTTTCTGCATCTTCACAAGAATATCTCTCATGTCTTTCGGGATAGTATTACCGCCCTGTGCTTCAAACCAACGTTCCTTTACACTATTGCACATACGGAACTGGTCGTTGATGAAAGCAACATCCATCGAGAAATTCCTGTTCTTGCGCTCAAGTTCAGACAGAACAGCAAGGATACCATTTACAAGAGGAGCATTACGATAGAACGAACCGGAACAGTCAATAATCAGATTCAGATGGCAAGTGCCAAACTTGTTATTACCCTGTGTAGTCACGGGTTTATCGAAGTACCGATAATCTTTGCGAACAACTGCCCGGGGATTAAATACTCCGGAATAGGCGTTGATACCGCTACCGCCATTGTTTTTCTTATGGAAGTTACCGATAATCATTTCTGCTTTCTTCTGAAAATCATTCAGTTCAGCAGTAAGCTGTTCATCCATTCCGGCATGATTGCTAAGTGCTTCGGCAATCATCTGTTCCAACTGTTCCCGATTATATCCAGTAGGACGATTATGGCTGTTCATACCATTCGGAGCAGTTTTAGAAGATTCATGTTCCCCATCAACGGGATTCTCAGAAGATTCACCATCAGAATTTTCAGACATTCTCATAGAGGATGCAGAACTTTGCTCCTGCCCCTTGCCCTGTCCTTGTTTAATATCATTATTTTGGGACTGAGCGGAATTGCTATCGGAACCGCTCTCGTCAGAATCACCGGAAGAATAACTTTCGGGATTCTTCTTGAAATCTTTAGCCAGTTCTTCATACAGACGATGGATATCCCATCTATAAGAATATGCCCGATTCGTAGAAGAACCACGGTTCATATCCTGATACTCTTCAATGAGATCTTCAATGCGTCTTTGAAACTTTTTCGGGCCGATACCAAGACGAACCGCATTAAAGAAAGCCTGTTCGGGAGTATCAGGAAAAGGAATAGAACCACCCACCAGATCGTTCAACTGCTGTTTGAAATTGACATTCATGTAATAATCCTGAAGCAGAGTTTCGATGCGCTCATCTTCAAAGATGTTAACAGCAGTATCAGATTCCAAAGTAGTAGGAGTAAGAATTGCATGGGAAACTTCATGGTACAGCATCGAACGCACAGCTTCTTCTTCATTCGTGTCCTTGCTAATCTTAGCACAGCGCTCAGCGATGATGGGGTAAGAAACAACAATCTTATCATTCATCATGTCATAGTAAGAAGTAGGCTCGTCTTTGCTGACGGTGATGTCGATACGCCGATTGGTATAGTATCCAATAGGCAGAGTTTTAACGATCGTTTCACACATTGCGAAGCTCAGTTCCATATTCAATCCTCTCTTTCCGTTCCCCTTTGGAACAATGATAGTATATCAAAAGTTATAGGAAATGTCAAACATAGGATTAGGTGTTTAACACCTAAAGAATCGAAAATGAAAAAGGGGTGCGGATTACTCCGCATCCCACCCGACAATGGCTTTCGCCAACTGCTCGGCAGTCAGTTTGTATTCTTTGGCAACAGAGCAACGGTCAACTAACGGCTCGGGCAGACCATAAGTCATACCGCCAAGAGAAAGGTTCATTGTTCCGATAATCTGAAATCCATCATGGATGTGGACGGGGCGGTTCTTGTAGTAGAACTCACTCTTACCATCCACAATGCCCTGCAAGAAGCGAAGGGAATCGAAGGGAAGAAGATTGATTTCATCGAGAACAATAGTCTTGCCCTGTTCCATGCAATCCCACAGAAGGGAAGGATTGAAGTCGGGGTTTCCATCTTTGAAGATAAAATCTTCCATCAGGTCGGCAGGAAGCATAGAGGAGTTACATACAATGCAACGGTTCTCGCTTTCTTCCTGAGCAATCGTGGTCTTACCAGTTCCGGCAGGCCCGAAGTAAATCTTCAGACGATTGTTGATGGTACTGGTGGGCTTGCCATACTGGGCGAAGTCTTTCACGATAGCCTTAAACTCGGCGCTGTTGGTCTTTTCAGTAACTTCTGCCACATAGGAAGAATCCATCAGGGCGAAGTAGTTGTCCACATATTCCTTTGCGGACTTAGCGCTATTGCAAGCCATAAAGGCGAAAGTGTTGGTAAACCGGAAGGAAGGAGTGAAGGCGAACTCGGTGAAGAAATTCATCAGGTTCTGAATCCCACGCATCAGCTTTTCCTTACTGCTCATCTCAGGAGCAGTAGCTTTAGGGGCAGGAGCTTCGGTATTCACGATCTCGCCGAAGATTTCCTTGAACTTAGGATGCGACTGGAGATAACCATACTGCTTCTCTCGAGAAGAAAACGGGGTCTGGCGAAGAGTGCTATACAGATCGAAGTAAACGCTGTACAGCTTGTCGGACGGGATAACGCAAACTTCTTTTCCATTCAGTACGCCATACAGGGCATTATCGGAAGTGCGCTTGGTGATGTTGTCAAATTCGGTGATTTTCATTTTCGTTTCAAATTCCTTTCTCTTGTCCTTTTATTCTGTTCCGCTTCCCTCTCGGAACAATGATATAATATCACAACTATAGGAATAAGTCAACAAGTACAATTAGGTGTTTAACACCTAAAGTAAAAATTCGGGCATGTAATAATTATATCATGCCCACGCTTAGATTTAATCTAAGCGTAACTGATGATTAAGTGCGATCATCAGTGCCCGTTACTTTAAGTTAGCTGCACTCTTCCAGTAACTTGCTACGGGCCGTAGCAAAAACCCGTCATCTTTCCTTTTTTCTTTTTCCTCACGAGACGGTCAGAATCAAACTCGCACAGGCACAAGCGGGATTTCAGGTCTAAAGCACTTAGTGACGATCTTCCCCTCGTGACATTATTATTATATCATAATTTATAAAAAAGTCAATTACTCATTTTAGGTGTTTAACACCTAAATATGAAAAGGAAAATCACTCCCCTTTGAGGAGTGATTTCAGGACAGAAAGGATTTCTGATGGTTCGTATGATTCATTGCCCCAGTCATTTCTAATTGATTCATTATCATCAAATAGAATATCGTGGTCAGAATTTTTAAATGACTGTTTCGGGATTCCGTATTCAGTAATGTGGATAAAATCAAATTTAACAGAATGAAGATGATTTTCAAGCCATTCACGCTTGATAGTATTAACAGCTTCGCTATATTCATTCGTAGATTCTTTTGACAGCCAACTGATGATGCCAATGTGATAACCGAGCTTCTGGAGCTTGTTCAGATATCGAGCCACTAAACTCATGTTAAGATTGACTTCAGCTTCAGCATATGGAGAGGGGTCAAAAGAGCGCAGTTTCGGAAGCCAATCGGGAACATCATAAAACCTGTTCAGAGTACCATCCATATCAAACCATATCGTCATCTTTCAATCTCCTTTCCCGTCCCTTCGGACAAGTATAGTATATCATAATATGGGAAAAAGTCAAGAACTCAAATTAGGTGTTTAACACCTAAAAACTCAAAATGAAAATGACCACCCAATCGGGTGGTCATCTCTATCAGTCGGTGATTAAGCCTTAGTGTAATAAGACTTCTTATCGTTTTCCTTGGTGCTGACGGTAAGTACGCCCTTTTCGACAAGGCGCTTCGCACTGGAACCAACCGCCATAACAGTTACGTTATCGGCAACAGCAGTACCCAGAGCCTTGCGAATGTCGGTAGCGGTATACTCGGTGAAAGAGGGCAGACCGGCCACCTTCGCATCGAGTTCATCACGGCGAGCCTGCGCTTCGGGATTCGCACCCTTAACCTTAGCGGGCTTGTTGGCACGCTCGGCTTCACGCAGAGCACTCTCGGTTTCCCAAACCTTGTACTCGGCAACAGCGGCATCATAGTTGAAAGCAGTGCGCTTGTCGCTATCCTTAGCGAGAGCGAGCTTAACTTCAACCTTGGCAAAGCCCTCATCACAGGGAACCACGATAAAGTTGGTCTTGTTAGTCCGTCCGTACACAGCACCTTCTACACCGGAAATCATGTTCTTCAGCTCATTAATAGTCATTTTTACTCCTTTTACTCTCGGGTTTAGTTACGGCAGACCCGCCTGCAACAAATTTGTTTTTTCTGTCTTTCGACATTGTCATTATATCAGATTTTCTTCAACTTGTCAAGTATTAATCTGATATTTTTTTATTCTTTCGGGAAGAGCTATGTACACTCGCTCATGAAACTTTCCATTCTGTACTCGTTTCATTGTTTCCCTCGGAACAATTATTATTATACTCAATTTCGGGTAAAAGTCAACAACTGGAATTAGGTGTTTGACACCTAAAAAATGAAAATGGAAATGAGGCATACGCCTCATTCCCCTATCATATTATAACGGTACAAAATTTTTTCAATCTGTTTTACATCTTTATCATTGCATGTAAGGGGTACCTTGATACAGTCGGTCTGATTGCTGACTTTAATATCACCGATAGAGCATCCAATCTTTTCTACGATCTTGTTCAACAGGTGAATAGAAAAGCGATTGCGAGGAAGATAGTAAGTACGGGTAGTCATTCCTTATCACCTCCCAAAATAATCGTGTCCAGCTCGCAGTGCCTGCGAGTAATCTCATCCAGCTTGCCAAGGAACTCGTCGCGAGTTTCGATGGTCTTGAAGAAATAATAGCGGCCAAAGGACTTCACACGATACAGGGTTTTCATCTTCCAATCTCCTTTCGTGTCCCTCTTGGAACAATTATATTATATCAGAAATTTGGGAAAAGTCAATTATTAGAATTAGGTGTTTAACACCTAAATTAGTTAGACCCAAATTGGGTCATGTCGATAGTTTGATTTTATATATTTCATATTTGAAATAGCATACATATTCATTTGAATCGGTAACAATTTTGTAAAGATCGTTACCAATCCATGTGTTCTTGCCGACTTCATAAAGAGTATTTAAGATATCAATATTTCTTACCCAGTGAGGAAACTCCTGGTCAAGCATGGCAAATGCGCCAGAAGAATGAACAATCGCTACACGTTTTACTATCATCATTCATACATCCTTTCTTTATGCTTTGGCTTCTTAAATCGTTTGTCGGGAATTATACGGGTGACACAGTAACCTTGAGGGAATTGTTTGCGTTGTGATTGAAATACTTCTGCCCAAGTTTTGGGATTGCGCTTTGACTTCTTTACCATGGTATCTCCTCCTTACATTTAGAATGATATCATAATTTAAAAATAAAATCAATATGTATAATTAGGTGTTTAACACCTAAATATCTAAAAGGGGATTACTCCCCTTTGGTCAGATGCTGAATTACTTCCGCACATGTGAGTACCGTTACATCTTCTTCATCCCATGGCATGTGATAGGATTCAAAGAGCCCATGCCGAGAGCCATATGTGCCACTATGAATGGCAACATCTCCACGAAAAGTAGAAAATCTCCACTGATAACCATCATAAAGGTAATCCCATGTAAATTCAATGCCTGCTTTCTTCAGCGCACGATTCAGTTTACGCCGATCGTTGGAGAACTTTCTTGTGATGCCCATCAGCTTCCTTATTTCCATATCGTTTTCCCTCCCTTAGTGTAACAGCTTTGATTGTGGTCAACTTTCTTTTTCAGGAACATCGGGACTTTCTTTACTCCACCATATACAGCTACCAGCTCGTTTTGAGTTGTAACGTACATGGTAATGATTGTGGATTTGGTTTCATCCTTGACAATCGTGATACCAGTATCTGTAATGCAGATATAACGTCCAGCTTGATTGATATCATACCGAACATATTTTTCTTTGATAATCTGCCCGATACCGATTTCTTCGATTATCTTCTTGATGCGCTCTGCCCGTTGCACTCTGGCGTGATAAGTCATCTTGGTTTCCATTGGTTCAATCCCCCTTTCATGGCCTAAGTATATCACTATTTAATAGAGAAGTCAATACGGGAAATTAGGTGTTTAACACCTAAAAGAATTAAGGGCAGTGAACTGCCCTTCAAATTATGATTCCTTTGTATAGTAAACCAGTCCCATACCAGTCTCAGGAGAGCAGTTGTAGTAACTGATGGCATTGCACAGCTTGTCAAAGTCCGCGGCTGGATCATCGGCAGGTTTTGTCTGCCAGCTTGCAAGAAAAGAATCAGTACGCATCTTGTTGGGAATAATCATGACAGGCTTTCCAGAGTTATACAGAGCACGGGCATAGTTCTTCGCAACTTTAATCATCAGCTTATTCCTCCAATTAATTTGATGCAACGGTAACGAGATGACTTGCGTGGCCTTTGCAACAATGGCAGGTAACTCCGGCTTCATTCTCGTTCCCTATTCCGAGGAGTCCGTCCCTTGGAACAAGTATAATATACCACATTATCGGATAAGAGTCAATATGTATAATTAGGTGTTTAACACCTAAAACTTATTTTGGAATTAAGCGAGGGATTATTCCCTCGCCATTACTTCCTCATAGTCAAGGCCCAACCACTCGCAGATATCTTCAAACTGGAACCAAAACATGTCATTGATTTCTGTAGTGCTCCAGTATTCTTCTTCACTGAAGGGAAGCGTGTCCATGTATTCTTCGACTTCATCCAGCTCTTCAGGCGTTAGCTTGGCGGCATTGGAAGCGGCACCAGACCAGAAGTGGAAATCCCGGAGTTTCTTTTCAATAATCATAGTCATTGTTCAATTCCTTCTTTCTTTTTTATTTTGGGAAGGGGTCTTTTCCCTTTCCGCATGATTATAATATCATAAATTAAATAAAAATTCAAGTGATAGAATTAGGTGTTTAACACCTAAAACTATTAATGCGCCCGAAGGCGCGGTAGTTAGTGGCGAGTCCAAAGGGTGACATCGACATGAGAGATAGAGGAATTAAACATATTGGCTTCATACTTGCGAGTAGCTCCGGCGAGTACCAGCTCCCACATGATACGGCAGGCGTCAGCATAGTCCAGCTTAGTGCAGGTCATCGGCTCGCCATCAATCTTCTGATACAGATTGCACTCAGGCTTCATACCCCGGTAAGAATACTGACCGATGGACAGGCTCATGTAAATCTGCTTCATTTTGTTTCCTTCCTTTCTGTTCCCCTTGGAACGATTGTATTATATCATGAATCAGTCATGATTGCAAGGGGCATGTTTAGGTGTTTAACACCTAAAACTCTGGAATAAAAAATAGCGGGTGATCAGTCCGCTATTCCCCTCATTTCCCCTGTTGGTTCGGGAGGCCAACAGAAGGAGAAGTGCATCTCGATTTAATAATGCCTGTTCACAGTGCACTCTGTGAAGTCTGGCTACTTAGTACGGTGGACTCATCAACCCTTCCCCCTTTCGACAATAGTATAATATCATATTATATAAGAGAAGTCAACAGTAGTACTTAGGTGTTTAACACCTAAAAGTCGTAACAAGAATACCGCCCCGCGGGCGGCACCCTGGGGCGGCGGACGTGTCACATTAATGCCGGATACTTTCATGCGCTAATCACAACCTTTCCGTGCTTAGCAATATATTCTTCAAAGGCTCTGGGCCCGAGCTCGCTCATCTGCTGTGTCCAGCTTGCCATCAGATAAATCCTACCAGTACGCTTGCCGAGCCAGCTTGTGGCGAGCTCAACCAGCTTTCTGTTGCTATGAATAGAGCTGGGGACTTTCATCATGCCATCATTGCCCATAGGAATCCAACCAGTGCGATCAGCATAGAACAGGTACATTGTTTCAATCTCCTTTCTTGTTCCTCTCTCTGAGGACAATATCATTATATCACATATTATATAGAAGTCAATAGCGACGTTTAGGTGTTTAACACCTAAATTAATTTGAATTAAAGGAACCGGTTAACCCCGGTTCCGGATTTCCCCGGTATAGATATTGTATTCCATATTATCGAGATACATCTGTTTCGCAAGGTAGTATGTCATGCCCCGTTCCCGCATGAACCATCCGATATGTTTAATGGTGGTCCGGCTGTACAGCCCATTACAGCTTAACCACCCGTCCGGGGTAATAGTTATAACCGTGGTGGTATAGCTTACCAGCTCGACAGTATTGTCGTCATAGATACGGACGCAGGTGGCGGCGTAGTTGTGGCCATTGTTGCTTTTCGTGAAATACATTGTTCAATCCTTCTTTCTTTTATTTCGTTCCCCTTGGAACGATTATATAATACCACAACCTATGCTATAAGTCAATAGGTAAAATTAGGTGTTTAACACCTAAAAAACAAGAAAGGCCCGAGGGCCTTACTCTGTGATGTATTCAAAAGTTGCACAAATCTTGGTCTTGAAGTCATCGTCATCTACAAACTCATGGGCCTCGAGCATCTTTCCACCAGCGGCCAGCAGCTTGTCAATGAAGTCGGCTGCGGCCTGACCGGTTTTGACTTCCTCTTCCAGCTTGAAAAAGTTTCCCGTATCATACAGGCGCTGAATGGATACATGGGCATCGGGGACGATCACGGTAGCTCTTACGATAGTTTTCATTTTCTGTTCCTCTCTTTCTTTCGTTTCCCTTGGTTCCAAGGGAATTATAACATTTTTGATATCCATTTGTCAAGCCTGAAGGCATGGAATATTAGGTGTTTAACACCTAAAATAATAATGGGAAATTAACCGGGATTACTCCCGGTTAATGAATTCGCCAGTGTGAATATTAAATTTGGCGTTGTCATTGTAAATGAATTTGGCAAGATAGTAATTGAATCCCAACTCGCGCATGAACCAACCAATGTGCTTGATCGTCGTGCGACTGTACAGGCCATTGCACACCAGCCAGCCGTGGCTGTCCAGCTCGCACACTACGGTGGAGTAGCTCACCAGCTTGCAGCTCCCGTCCTCGTATTCGTACACCTTGACCGCCGCCTGCTCGTGTCCATTGATCTTCCGAATCGTCATTGCTTTTTACCTCTCTTCTCTTTATTCTGTCCCCTTCGGACAAGTATATATTACCACAAACTATAGTAAATTGCAAGAGGCATATTTAGGTGTTTAACACCTAAAAACGTATATAGAAAAGGGGTTCCTTAGGGAAGGAACCCGCTGATTTCTACGGTGGAAATAGTCGGCTCGTATCTGTTGTTGTACATGATCACCGGCTGGCCCAGCTTGCGAGACAGCTGATAAACCATCTTCACAGCTTCCTTATACTCGATCCTGCAGCTCGTCACATCGTCGCCGACCGACAGATACAGCCAACCATAGTTGTGCTCGGGAGTCTGATGGAATGTGGTGAAGCTAACCGCCTTGTAAACCTGCATCATGTTCTTGTACCTTCCTTTCTTTTCTCTGTCCCCTTCGGACAATTGTATTGTATCACAACTTGCATATAATTGCAAGGGGAATGTTAGGTGTTTGACACCTAAAATATAAAAGGGGCGCTAAATCGCGCCCAGATCTTTCATGATAGCAAGTGCTTCATTTCGGGAAGTGGTCCGGAAATATTCTTCTTCCATGAAATCCCCGGAACATTCCCAAACAATCCACCCGTGAAAATTAGGAGAGTCGTGCCGCCGCAGTTCATAGGTAATCTTAATAGAATCCATATTGAAATCCTCCATTCATTTGTATGTCCCCTTCGGACAAGTATATAATACCATACATTTAGGAAAAAAGCAATAGATACATTTAGGTGTTTAACACCTAAAAGTAGGAATGAAATAGTTTCGGGAGATTAAGTCCTCCCGAAACGATACGCAACCCGCTCGATTAACCGGACAAATTCATCGAGTTCGGCGTCAGTCAGTCCTTCGGGAGAATCGTTTTTCTTAGCGAGTTCCCGGATGCGGTTTTCCTTCTCAACCTCTTTGGCGAAAGCAACGGCGCGGTCATGAGTAGTCATTGATTAAGTCCTCCCTCATTTGATGCTATAATTATAACATGGATATGGGATAGCGTCAATAATTAATATTAGGTGTCTAACACCTAAAAATGGGAATAAAATTACCGGGACAAAGTCCCGGTTTTAGGATTGGATTATTCATGTACTACGAGATTTGTTTTTTCATAATACAGACTAAAATTGCCGTACTCTACGGAACAAGGATCGGTTACATCATCATAATCATTCAAATAAGCGTCATCGGCAAGCCGACTTTCGGGGATAATGTAACCATCTTCCTTATGCATCCAATAGTACTCTTTCATTTTGAAATTCCCCTTTCTGTCCCTTTCGGACAACTATATTGTATCATGAATTTCGGGAAAATGCAATAATGATAATTAGGTGTCTAACACCTAAAAAGAATTGGGAAAATAAAATGGCGTTTTCACGCCATTTATTTATTTTGGGAATTATTTTGAAATTTCGATATGTCCTTCATAATAGACTTCTACTATTTCATCTTCTTCGATACTTCCGCCCATATTCCACATAAGGCAGTTGGCAATATCTCCTATTTGCCATTCGTCATCGCTATCATAAAATGACCATAAGTTATCATATCTATCTTTACATATAATTATGGGATCCTGTCCGGAATAGTCTTTTTCTATGACTATTGTCAATAAAGGATAAAATTCACCTCTGTCCATATCCGCATATGCTACGGTGGACAATGTAACAAGAATCAGCACCAGGCAAAACATTTTCTTCATGAGTTAATCTCCTTCCTGATTCGGGATTTTATTTTATCCCGTTTCTATGGTTATATTATAACAAAATGGGAATGAAATTGCAATAGAAAAAATTAGGTGTTTAACACCTAAGAATCAGTGGGGATAAATGGCGTCCGTATTGGACGCCATTTCGGGAATTGTGTTAGCAGTAGAAAAGCTTCATTCCCTTCCACCGTAAGACTGAAATTTGATTGCACCGGCGGCCGATCTCCATCGCCTCCCGTTTGGTATCAACACGGATGGAATGGTCGATGTAGTAGACGCCTTCGCTGTACCAGATGCCGCAATTGCCATTCAGCTTGCGGACGCAGGCGATGGCTTCTTCAGCTGTCCGCAGCTCGTAGCCATAATCGGCCACCTGCCAGCCTGTCTTGTAATTGATGATCTTCCCTGCCTTCAGTGTCAGCCCGTCATTCTCCTGCAGTTTCCGAATCGTCCGAATGTTGATCATGGTTAGCGCCTCCTTCATTTGATGCCTTATTATAACATGTATATATTGGCCTGTCAATACGTATGTTTAGGTGTTTGACACCTAAAAAAAATAAGAAGGGGCAAAGCCCCTTCTATTAGTCACGCCCAAACTCCCATTTGCCCGTGTCGAGTGCGTAACAGACGAGACCGTTCATGATTACGTTACGATCGCCCCATGACGGTACCGGTACAGACATGAGAAGATAAGAAGACTTCAGTTGAGCGCCATCAAAGACATAGTTCCACAGTTCGGCGGTGTTGGTGCAGGTGTTGTACTCGGTGTGCGTGATAATCATTGGTTAGTACCTCCTTCTTTGATGATGTAAGTATATCATAGTTTATCTATTTATGCAATACCTTTATTTAGGTGTCTAACACCTAAAAAATCGAAGGCGGATTACTCCGCCTCGATCACGGTTGCCTTCGGCGCCGTCCATTCGCTGAAGCGGAACGTGCTGTTCCACTTCTCGCAGAATCGTTCCGCCTCATCCCGTGACTCGAATTCGTTGATGTACTGGCCCCACTGATCAACCACATAGAACATTGTAGCTTCCTCCTTAGTATTTGTAGCTTGGGTAACTCCGTCTCCAGCTGGCAGCTTGCTTCTCTTTGATCTGTTCAGCTTTCCAGCTGGCCAGAAACGCTAATGAGCTTATGGCACAGAAAATGCCTACAGCCCACCATTGCCCCAGCGCGCCCGCGAACAGCCCAGCCAGCCCAGCCCCTCCACCGAGTTCCTTCATACGATCACCCCCAACGATAGGATTATACTATATTTCAACCGAGTTGTCAATGTAAAGATTAGGTGTCAGACACCTAACTTTTTCGGCATGGCAACCAGATATGACAATGTAAAATTTGGTACCAAATATAACAATGTTCAATTTGGTACCAAAAAAGACAATGTTAAATTTGGTACCAAAAAAGACAAGTTAGCATAGGCTAACTTGTGTATAAAAAAAGAAGGGGTTTTCACCCCTCCTGAAGCATTCGCCTCACGTCGTCGCTATTGATTGCCATTCCGATCAACGCTAACTGCGCCTCGGCCTTCTCGACGTCCATCACGTCCGTCAGCATCACTGGGCCATAAACCACATAGCCCATTCCGATGCCCGTGAATCGTACTTCGTAACCATTCAAGCGCGCGACGTCCATATACATATCCATCATTGTTTTTTTCTCCTTTCATATCATGGGGAAGGGCTCATGCCCTTCCCTCAACCTTGGTCATTTCGCTGATGTACAGGTCATCAAGCTCGTGCTCCCTGCAGGTCAGACGGTTCCATGTTTCGAAGATGCCGTCTGCAGTGTACTCGGGGAACAGGCACACCATCTTGGGGCTGTTCATCCAATCAGCGATCAGCAGGACTTCGATGTAATACTCCTGCGCTTCCGCATCATAGCCGCTCCCGATTCTACGGGAACCATACACATTGTACCGCCACCGGAATACTCGATCCAGCAAACGAATGGCCCGCTCTGTGGTTTCCGGCGTGCCCTGTACCCTGATTTTGTAAGATTCCATCATCGTGATTCTCCTTTCATTGAAGGGAGGGGCTTTCGCCCCTCCCGATTGATTCAGATTGTTTCCCGGTAAACCCATTCGCCATGGGCTACATCCCAATCACGGGCGCTGGCGCTCATGGCGAAGCACTCCGCCAGAACGTCGTCCAGCTGGTTTCTGGTGAATTTGTCCTCGGTTGTGTAGGTCAGGACGACGTCGATTCGCTCATCGTCGTCCTCATCGAAGGAATTCAGCTCCATCAGGGAGCTGTCGAGACTGAGCATCTCATCCAGCAGGTAGCGGATGATTCGAACGTCGTTAGCGAAACCGAGCATGCCGATAGAATATTCCTTCATGGTTTTCCCTCCTTACTTGTCCCAGCCGATTACCATCTGAACCGTCCAGATGGTGCCTTCAGTCGCCGCCAGCGTCAAGGCGATGAGCTCCGCCTCCTCGATGGAGGAAAAGGTCATATCCAGCACCTGGCCTCCTCTGCGTACAATAAACCATTTGTTCATGTTCTTTCTCCTTTCATGGTATGGGAGGGGCTTTCGCCCCTCCCTTGTCGTTTCAGCCCTTCCAACTGTGCAGGTAGGCGATCTTCTTTTTGCTTGAGTAGATCTCCTGCATCTTCCAAATGTATTCTTCATTCAGCCCAGAGCCATGGGTGCGGCTGGACTTTACGAACCATGTGCTCAGCCCCTTCTCAGGGTTGTATGCGATCAGGAAGTCGAAGAATTTCGCATAGCTCGTCTCGATGTGGATATCGATTCCTTTATCCTCTCGGACGTAATCCCAGCGAATCAGCGTCCTCTTCCTGCGATACTTCTTGATGCAGGTGTCGAAGTCGTCTTCTTCGCAGTACAGCCAGTCGCCCGTTCCAGTCTTCTTTTCAAAAGACTTCTTCACGGACGGATCATACAAGTCGGTCTTGTCGTGCTTGTGAGCGAAAAACTCACGGAAGGGAATAAACTCGGCGCCATTGCAATCGATCATGTTATACACATGGTCGATGGCCTCATCGTGCTTGCCCTTCCGGCCCTTGTCGGTGGGCTTGTACATCAAGCGAGTGACCTTCAGCATGACTTCAGCATAATCGGCCGGGATCAGGTCGCACAACTTGATCCTGGGGTTGACGATATTCCGCACGTCCTCGTAATTATGTGCGGACAGCTTGATCTCCCTGACGATCGTTTTGATGGTACCCTTGTCGATGGTCTTCATTTCCTGCTTCTCCTTTCAATTTTTGTGTCCTCAGCTTGTGGCATTAGGGATCCGGTAGTCTATTAAGGCAATTTGCCGCCGCCCCTCTCAGCCTATTGACTTTTGTTTGTTGGCGGTTGATTTCCGCCGTCCCCCATTTTCAGGTCTAACTGGGGTCAAGACCGTTTCCGTCTGTCAGTTTCGGTCCGCCGGATGCGTGACTGCTCGTTCCTGACAATGCCTATTATACACAAAAAGGAACAGATTGCAAGGGTTTTTTGAAAAAAAAATCACTTTCCCCGAAAAAAACTTTTCCATGTAGTATCTGTCCAGCTTTTTAACCGGATCGGGGGATATAATCGGGAAAAACACGAAACACGCCCAAACCCCGCAGGGGCCCGTCCCCAAATTCCACCGTAAGGTAAATATTTGACTTTTAAAAATTAAAAATGTTATAATATAATAAGGAGGTGGTCTAATGATATGAAAAAAGCATATTCACTAGATTACTCGATTGAACGCGATACGGATCGTTGCGAAGCAGTCAAGGATATATTAGATAAATTACATAAAGATCCGTCTCCAACTGACCTAGAACAAATGGCCTCCTACATCTTATACGGCAAAGATGAAAATGGCCAAACATCTATAAAGAGAGGAGAAACATATGCATAGTCGAAACGTTATAATACATTTAAAACATCAGACGATGCAGTACTATCATTGGACGAAATGATAGAAAACCCAGGCACCGACGAACAAGAATTTAGAAGTGCCTACAACCGCGACATTTACAAAAAGGCTATTTCCGCAATCAATAGGCCCAAGTATGATAAGAAAACTGGCGAAATGATTGACCCCGGTGACTCTGATGTTCCTGGCATGACAGAACTATGGGAACGCCTAGACCACCTAGATAGATGGGTACGTATGCTTTAGGGGAAAATACCATTTGAAGAAGGATTCCTTGCCTTTGAAGATGACTATAGGCTATATAGATTGCGCCATAACCTCGTAGAAATGAAACGCACCCAATACTATCTAAAGGATGCTTACAAGCCCTCAATTCATTTCCAAAAACTAGATCATCCAAAGGCGCAATTCTACGATTGGGATGGCCAATCCGCCTACTGGATTTCTTACGATGAATGGCGCAAACGCGTAGCCAAATCGTACACTCATATGGTTTCAAAGGATTTAAAAGATTATGAAACCCGTGGGGAGGGGGATAACTTAGAGGTAAAATGGGTTGTGTACTAGCATAACTTTGATTGGGAAAACTATAAGCATGTGTATTATTTACTTATACACTATCCACGTCTTAAAGAATATCTGCGCGAAAAGCTTGATACATATGGCCGCACCCTTATCTGGGATTTAGAACGCTATATTGAAATGACACCATTAAATCCCATTCGCCGCGCCATTGTAGACAAAGTATTATAGCAAATGCCCCGGGACTAGATTGGGGAAGAATTGATGGAGGAGTTTGGGCGCACCTATAACTCCTATTATTTGAGCACTTTAATCGCAAATGATATTCCCAAAGCTATTGCTAAAACTGCCGCAATAAATAGGCTTTTGATTGAGACACCGATGGAAGAGCGCAAAAAATGCAAACAATGCAAATAGCTATTGCCGCGCCACCCATACTTCTTTGCTAAAAATAGCGGCCGCAAGGATGGTTTCCAATCCTACTGCCGTGAATGCGATAGAAAACGCAAGGAGGCGTTAAATCATGAGTGATATGAAGAAATGTATGCGCTGCAAGCAAGAAAAGCCCATTGAGTTATTTTAGTATACGCCATCGCGCTTCTTTCCTGGTCATCGTTCTTTAATTTGCACTCCATGCCTTGAAGCAATTACAAAGTAGGATAATTTAGGCGAAGTAGATAGAGTATTGCGCTGGCTTGATTTACCATTTGATTTGGATAAGTGGACTTAGTTATATGAGCAGCATTAGGATAGAACATTTACTGCTTACTTTAACTTATTGGCCGATGATCACTATAGCGCCCTAACCTGGCAAGATGAGAATGCAAGGTGGGAACTCGCGCGAAATGAAGGTACCATTGATGATGAGATTAAAGCCATTTCTGACGCGCGCATGAAATAGTTAAAAAAAGTTTGGGGCTCTACTTATAAGAAAGAGGAACTACTTTGGCTGGATAATTTTTATCAACAAATTGCCGCCACGCAAAACGTATCCACCCCTATTCTTTAGGAAAAAGCGCGTGACTTTTGTGAACTATAGTGGCATATTAAATAGGGGCTGCGCGAAAACATTGATGTTTCCAAGATGATGAAATAGGCCGACGATATTGTTAAAACCTACCACTTTGAAGCTTCTAATGCTAAATCCGCCGCTGACTTCGAATCTGTAGGGGAACTTATGGTTTACTATGGAAAGAAAGGATGGCATCCAAATTGGCATGTTGAGCCAAAAGACTCAGTTGACTTTATGATGCAAAACGTGCAAAACTATTTACAAAGACTTGTAAGAAATGAAGGGAACTTTGTTGAACAAGTAGAAGATAAGCGTGCAAGATATAATATGACCGAACGACTAGAAGAAATTGAAAACGAAAAAGTAGAATTTGACGAAACCGCAGATATTGAATATGAAGGCGACAATGAACTCTCTGCTGAACTAATAGGTGGAGGGGATATAGATGAATGAATTTGACTCCGGTACTATAATGAGAGATGGTGTGCCAGTAGAAAAAGGCGTCGTGCTTACGCGCAATTATCTAGACGCCAATCAAGAATTATTTACCAAATATTTAAATTTATGGATTCTGTATCCAGATTTACTTCTTGACATGATTCAAGATTAGCAAGACGCAGTTAATTTTCATTTAATGCCCTTTCAGCGCATCGCGTTACGCGCAAGTATGCGTTATCGTTATCATTTCTGGACAGCCACACGTGCAACTTCTAAATCATTCACTGCATATTTAAGTGCCTTTATGCGTGCTATGCTATTGCCGCGATCAACCATTATGATTGCCTCAGATGTAAAAGGTACGGTTATTAAAATTGCAGAAGCAAAGTTTGAAGAAATATTTCGACATTGGCCTTTATTACGAAAAGAATTGAAGACACGTGTTGATGAAGGAAAAACTGGCGTTAAGTCTAGTTCTAACTATTATGAACTTTATTTTAAAAACGGCAGTATGATTTCTGTAGTATCTAAAGATACATCTCGTGGTCTTCGTGCTACTGCTGCAATACTAGAAGAAGCAGCGCTTATTGAAGAAGTACCATTTAACGAAGTCCTATGGCCGCAAATGAATATTGCGCGTAGAGAAGTTGATGGCACTTTAAATCCTGATGAGCCAAGTGCCGCGTAGGTATTCATTACTACTGCCGCAGAACGTACAGTATTTATGTACTCTAAATTAATTGAAGTCGCTGTAAATGCTGTATTGCGCCCAAACGAATACTTTTGTTGGGGATTATCTTATGAGGTACCCCTACATTACGGGCTTATAGATAAAGCAACCTTATTAGATCAGCGTTATTCTAATACTGTAAATGAAGATTCATTCGCGCGCGAATCACTATCAATTTGGACAGGTAATTCCAAAGAAGCATGGCTAGATAGCAGAGCATTAAGTAAACACCGCTCTTTATTAAAATGTGAACGTCAAGCTTACTATAGTGATAATTGTCCAGACGCTTGGTATTTAATTGGCGTTGACGTTGCCCGCTATAGCGCGAATACCGCTATAATGGTTATTAAAGTATTGCCAAATAATTAGCGTTATAAAAAACATGTAGTATATACCGAGGTTATCAATGGCGAGAACTTCATTACTGAATAGGCGCCACGTATTAAAAAATTAATTTAGTTATATCATCCTCGAGAGGTAGTAATTGATGGTAACGGCCCAGGTATTGGTTTAATGGATGCGATGGCTATTCCATCTTTTAATAGCCGTACCGGGGAGTAGTTCCCGGCATATTTCACCTTTAATAATGAAAATCATTTACCACCAGAATTAAGAGAGGAGCAAGAAAAACCAGCAGAATAGTACAATGCTATTCTTTATGATATTAAAGCAGGATCGTCTAATGAAGACTTGATTCACTCAGCGTTCTTAACTGCTGTTAATACTGGATCCGTATCTTTCCTCGCGCATGAGCGTGTAGTAAAGGACAAGCTCATGAAAACAAAGAGAGGTCAAAAAATGACCCCATATGATAGACGAGTATTCTTAATGCCGTATGAGATGACTTCTCGTCTAATGGATGAACTTAATAATTTAAAGTTAAAACCTACTGGAGTAGAAAATAAATATAAGGTTGAAAGAATTTCTAAATCCATAGAGAAAGATAGATTTAGCGCCTTGGAATACGCATTATATCGTATAAAATACTATGAAGATAAAGAAATTTTTAAAAAAAGAAAGAAAAAGATAAATCAGTATGCTTTCTTCAGTCCTAAAAATAGGGGGTGAGGTTTATGAATTCATTTGAACCTTTTAAAAAATTTGCGGCTGCGAATCGTATATATCGAGTTCCAATTGATGAACGGACATATGGTCGCTATGGTGTAAGTTCACGCAATAATTCAGTTGGTTCACACGATTTTTCTCTAGAAGAAATAGAAAGCATCATTCGTGAGGGTGATTTAGATTCTATTAGAAGATTATCTCGTTATTATTATCGCACTAATAGCGAATATAGAGAAAATATTGATTACTTAGCCACCTTACCTTTTTATGATACACTTGTCACCCCTATATTCGAAGAAGGAAAAGGTTCTAAAGCTTAGATTATCAAATCATTTTATAATGCCTGTGCATTTGTAGAAGGATTAGATGTAAAAAATACGTTTACTCGTATAACAAAAGCATGGTTAATTAACGGCATGTATAATGGTGTATTACGTCAGGTTGGGAACAAAATATCCATTTAGGATCTCCCACTGGAATTTTGTCGCACGAGATTCAAGGATTATAATAATTTAAATATTCTTGAATTTAACGTAACCTATTTTGAACATCGGTTTTTTGACGAAAAAGAAAGAGCACGCATGATCAAGACCTTCCCTGAAGTGGTTCAAGAAGCGTGGAGAAATTGGAAAAATAAAAAAATTGATGATCCATGGGTTATGATTTCATCCGCCGACGGCGGCATAAATTTCTGCTTTGCTGACGATCAAACCCCACTACTTATTGCCGCTATACCTCGATTACGCAAGTTAAATGACGCAGTTGGTAGAGAAGAGAAGCGTGACGAAAATGAGTTATATAAACTCCTAATTCAACGCATGCCTATTGACAACAATGGCGAATTAGTTTTCGAGCTGCCCGAGGTAGCTGATATACACGCAGGCGTCGCTACTATGCTTCAAGACTTAGATACTGTTGATGTATTAACTACATTTGGTGAAACTACTTTAGAGAATCTTTAGGATTCCTCGGCGGCTTCACAATCAGCAGACCGTATCGAGAAATATTCAAAAAATGCGTGGAATGCTTTAGGTAGAGGTTCTATTCTATTTAACGCAGAAAATAGTTCAACTTTAGCCTATAGTATTAAAAAGGATGAAAGTCTTATGAAGAGTTATTTAAACATGTATAGTACGTGGATAAGATTTCAAATCAATTAGCGTTTTACCCGTACTGGTTTAACCTTTGACTTTGAAATCTTACCCACTACTATGTTTAATATTAAAGACTTTTAGAGTATTTATTTTTCCGGCGCATAGTCTGGCTATTCAAAGATGCAAGCTGGTGTCGCAAGTGGTATTAAGTAGCTTGCTCAGATTAGCCTTATGAATTTTGAAAATGATTTCTTAAAGATGTCTGAGAAGATGATACCATTACAATCTTCTTATACAACTAGTGGTAATCAAGCACAAGGTAATTCAAAAACTGGCGGAAAAGTCGGTAGACCTGAATTACCTGACGAGGAAAAATCTGAAAAAACTCAGGCCAATATTGCGGCCATGGGTTAAGGAGAACAGAACATGGACAAACAAATCCCTATTTATTTTGATAGCGTTGTCATTTCTTCTCCTACAACTCCGATTTCTGCTGCAACACCAGAACTAGGCCGTTTAAAGGTTGGGGTTTTTACTAAATATGGCAATCGCAATGGTTCTTATATTACAGATGAAATCGCAGAACAATTAATTGCTAGTGCTACCACTGGCAATACTCCAGTTGTAGGATTTTATGACCCAGAATCTGAAAACTGGGCTGGACATACTGGTCCTCTATTAGCCAGCGCATATGGCTATGTAGAAAACTTTGAAGGGTGGCAATCTTTCTAGGATACTGATGGAGTTGAGCGCGAATACGCTGTCTTCTCGGTAGTTTTATTTAATAAATATTATAAAGAAGCTAATTTTGTTGTAGGACAACATTAGTCTATGGAATTAGATAGGGAAAGTATTGAGGGTGACTGGGCAACTTTTGGAGACACAGAATATTTCGTATATTCTAAAGCATCTATAATGGGGCTATGCATTATAGGTAATCATGAGCCTTGTTTCTCGGTATCTACTTTCTTTTCTAAGGAAGATCAAAATTATAAAGATCAATTTGATAAGTTCTCTTCACTTTTATCCGACTTAAAGATACGAGTAGAAGAGGCGGAATCAGAACAAAAGGGAGGAGAACAACCTATGGACGATAATCTAGAAAACAATGTAGGCACTCCCGCGGAACCTGTAACTGATCCAGTTGCAACTGAACCAGAAGCTACTTCTGCTATTGAGCCAGAACTACCTTTAGTTGAGGATCCAATTTTAGCAGAACCTGCGGCTGAACCTGCGGCTGAGCCAGTTGATTTTGAAGCTATGGTAACTGAGCTATAGACTGCTAATGCAGAAATTACAGCCAATTTTGAGAATGCTCAAAATCGTATTGCTGAATTAGAACAAGCCTTAGCTGATGCTAATACTGCTTCTGAAGCAGCCAATGCTCGTATTGCTGAATTTGAAGCTCGTATCGCTCAATATGAAGCTGACGCACAGGCTTTAGAGGAAGAAAAGAAAAATCAACTTATAACAAAATATGAAAAAGTGATTGATGAGGAAGAAATTACTGAAGTTCGCAATAAGATTTCTGACTTTTCTTATAACGAGCTGGAAAGTAAACTTGCTATCAGCTTTGCTAATAAACAAATGGCTGGCAATGAGAATCATGAAGAAAATATTCCACTGCTCGAGCCTGAAGTCAATCAATTTGCGCTTCTCATGGAGAAGTATCGCAAAAACTAAGGAGGAATAACTTATGGCAATGTATAGATTTCCTATTACCAATGTTGAAGGCGATCTAGTTGCGCAGTATCGTGATCCAGACGAGAAGTTATATGCCAGCCTTGAATTAAATCAAGTAGCTTTCCCAAAGACTGGTATGGTAGTTTCCCAGACTCCTCTAGGAGAAGCCTTTACAAAGGCCGCTCCTTGTGAGAATGGTATGTGGGTCGTA